AACCGCCTCAAATAACTTTACTATGTCATTACAAGATATGACAACATTAGTAAACACTACGGCATCATTATCTGGACTAACTTATAACGGATATGAAAGTCTTTTATCTTTTACAGCAAGTATTTCAGGTGCAATAACAGGTAGTGAGTATAGAGCAACACTTTATAATGGTGGTAATGAAATATGGTATGGTTCTTTTCAAGTATTTAGACCACAAACAGGAGATAAAGCAAATTATACAAATCAAAACAACCAATATATCTCAAATGTATCGGACAACAAATATGTAATATTAAAATAAGATGGATAATAGATTTCAACAAAACTTTTCAATAGTTAAATTAGGAAACCAGGACTTACCGAAAGTAATGGAAGATACAAAGACAAGATACGCATGGGTGCCATTTGGTGTGCATGGTCAGGACGATTTCTTTGATGCAGTGACTATGGCACACAATTTATCAACAACAACTGCTGCATGTGTAGAAGGTATTGCTGATTTAATTTATGGTAAGGGTTTATATTCTAAAAAAGAAGAGTTAAATACAACTTTACAAAAGATTATACCACAAGAAGAGGTTAAGCGTGTATCATTTGACTTAAAACTATATGGTAATGCAGCATTTCAAGTATATTGGGACGATACACATACAAAAGTTATAAAGTTTTATCATGTTCCAGCACAAACTTTAAGAGCAGAAAAGATTTATGATAATCCAAGAGTAGAAAATTACTTTTATTGCACAGATTGGAACGACCAAAGAGCAATTCGTAATAAAAAGAAAATACCTGCGTTTGGAACTAGTAGTGAAAAGTGTGAAATACTTTACTTAAAGAATTATTCACCAAACCTTTACTATTATTCATTGCCAGATTGGGTTGCATCATTACAATTTGCATATGTTGAAGCAGAATTATCAAACTTACACTTAAATAATATTGAAAATGGTTTTTTACCGGCAGTATTAGTTAATTTTAATAACGGAACACCTGCACCTGAAGAAAGACAGACAATTGAAGATTTAATGCAAGCAAAGTTCACAGGAACTAGAAACGCAGGTAGATTTATGTTGTCATTTAACGAAGACCCTGCAACTAAACCAACTATTGACAAAATTGAAACAGATAATCTGCATGAGAAATACCAATATGTTGCAAACTACGCACAAGATAGAATATTAGTTGCACATAGAGTGACTTCACCTTTATTATTTGGTATTAGAACAGAGGGTAATGGTTTTAGTTCACAATCAGAAGAAATGATGACTGCATTTAGTATCATGCAAACAATGACTATATCACCATTTCAAAACTTAATCTTAAATACATTAGATATGGCATTGACAGAAGGTGGATACGAAGATACTGAATTATACTTTGACCAATTGACACCATTAGCTATTCTTTCACAACAAGCGGAGGATACAGGTAAAACAATTGACGAAACTGCTGACACTACAAATAAAGAAATGGAAAACCCCGCAACAGTAGATGATAGTGGTGACCAAACAACAATAGATGAAAACAGACCAAGTCCAGGCGATAGAGGTTTAAGAGGCCCTTCTGGTCCAGGACAAAATCAAACAATTATAAATGCAAGTAGTGCATTTTTTGAACAAGAATACGAAATAACTAAACAATAAACTATGTCATACGCATTATTCATAAACAGAAACGATATTATAAAGAACACACCATTGCAAGGAGCAATAGATGCCGATGCTTTATTACCATTCGTAAGAACTGCACAAGATAAATACTTAAAGAACTTATTAGGTACAGTTTTATTCTTCTATTTGCAAGAACAAATTACTGCAAATACAGTAGGTAGTTTATCTGTGTATTATCAAGACCTTTTAGACGACCATATTAAAAATACTTTGATGTGGTATTCAGCAGTTGAATATATACCATTTAGTTCTGTGCAATTCAAATCAAATGGTGCAGTTAAACAACAATCAGAACAAGGTATAGCACCAACAAAAAGTGAAATAGATTATTTATTACAAAAAGCACAAGAGAATGGTGACTATTACGCTTTAAGATTACAAAACTATTTAATTGCATATTGTAATCAAATACCACAATATTTACAATCAGTAGGCAACCAAACACAAATATATCCTGACCAAACAAATCAGTATATGGTAAACATCGTATTATAATATGAGCTATTTACAAAACAATGCCGGTGTCAATTATAGTTTATACTACAATGTATTAGACTATTTTAAGACAATAATGACTAATCACCCATCTATTGCTTCTGTTGCACAGGGTGATTTATACCAATTAGACGACAACCAATTTACATTTTATCCATTAGGACAAGTGACTATATTGAATGCTAATTTTGGATTAAAAACGACAGATTACGATATTCAGTTGGTTATTGCAGATAAAATTAAAAATAAGAATAACGAAAGTGACCCAATAACAAATGCATTGGTCGTTCCGTTTCAAGGAACAGATGATGTAATAGATATATGGTCTAACACATTAGGAATTGTAAATGATTTAGTATCATATACACAATATAGTTTAGAAAGTTTTTCAATAGATGGTGAGGTTATAAACGAACCATTTTACGAAAGATTTAACAACGGCTTAGCAGGTTGGGTTTCAACATTTACACTTACTACTCATAACGATAGACCAAGATGTTTGTATAACTTATACCCTTACAACAATGGCTAAAATACAATACATAAGAACATTAGAAAGTATTGCAGTTAGAATTAGAGATTTAGCAATTAAAAATGCACCAAAAGATAAAGGTGATTTAAGAGAAACAATTTATAAAGCCAATACTCCTGCTAAAAGTAAAATGATAAAACAATTATCAGATTTATCAGTTGTAATAAGTTTAGATTATGCACCGAATGGATTTGAATACGGACAATGGTTTAATGACCCTCCAAAAGTAATAAGTAAAAGAAGAAAAGCTTTAAGAAAAACTGCAATTAGTAGAGGTAATTGGAATTATGCAGTTGATGCAATGGAGGACAAAAACTTAAACAAAGAGTTTCAAGATTACTTAGATTTATTAGGTGATTATGTAATTCAGGAGGTTGAATACGAATTAGATAAAAAATAACCCCATAACTTTTCTAAAAAAGGTGGTTAAATAAGAAAAGTATTTAGATGTCGTATTCATTTATACAAACACCGGCAAGTATGTCATTGGCACAATCGCCAGTCATATTTTCCGTATCGTCCTCTACATTAGTAGGACAGGCCAATTTTCAATATGTAGGTGAGTTAACTATATGGACAGGTAGTGTAGCAGCTAGTGGTAGTGGAAACACATGGACATTAGCAAAGTATCCGTCAGCACAAGGTTTAACAGGTATTTTTGATTGTAGTAGAATAATAAACGCTACACAAACAGAATTGATACAACAAAATATCTCTCCAATTAAATATTTTAGATTTGATAGTTATTATCGATATCAATCAGGCTCCGTATACATATATGGGTCTGTTATATCGTCATCAGTATTTCAAGCTGCAGACGGCTATCAAATATTCCCAGAACCAATAGGTGCACAGGTAAATACTTTAACTCCTTACTGGCCTTTAATGACTAATGGCCCTTCAACTCAATCTGTTTTGATAGATAATATTGGAACAAGTACTGTGTTTGTAGGTGATGTTGGACAAACTATACCTACAAGAATAGTTTATTCAGGTAGCACAGGTAATGGTGTATATGCACTAGCCTCCTCAACAGGTAATTCAAATACATTAGTTGCAAGTTTCCCAAATGCTCCTGCACAATCAGGGTTTCCTTTATCTACTATTGGTTTAAGTCAATATACTTTACAACCATATTCAGGTAGTGTTGCATTAGGACAACCAATTACATATAATATTGTATGTCCACAAAAGTATCCAAACATTAGAATAAAATGGAAAAATAAGTTTGGCCAATTTGATTATCTTAATTTTGATATGGTAAATAGACAATCTATATCAACTAGTAGAAGAAATTATCAACCACAATTAGGTTCGTTTCAAGCGAGAACTTTATCTTACAATGAATACGATAGTCAAACATTAGCATATATTATTGACACAAAACAAAATATAAGTTGTAATACGAATTGGTTAAGTGAAGATTATAATGATATATTAAAACAATTATTAGTAAGTGATGAAATATACTGGATGCAATACAATACAACTGATGTGACACCATTAACAATTACAACCTCAAATATTCAATTCAAAACAGGTGTTGTTGATAAACTTATACAATATCAATTTGAGTTCCAATTAGGTCAAAACTATAAGCTAATAATTTAATAATGGCTATAAATTCAACACAAGGTTTTAAGTTTAAGTTAATAGCTAGTGGTAGTTATGGTAATCAACAATTAGATTTGTTTGAGGATGAGGAAATACGCTTATCGGATAATATAACAGGTTTATTTGATATAGGCATTTTACCCTCCGACTTTACAAGACAAATGACATTACCTGGCTCAAAAACTAACAATAAGTTTTTTGAGTTTGTATATGATATATCAGTAGAAAACCCATATCTTTTTTCAACAAATGTAAAAGTATCAGCATACTTTGACTTTGATGGAATATATCTTGCATCAGGATACATTCAATTAAATAAAGTAAATGTATTAGCTAATAAGTTTATTGAAAGTTATGATGTGACAGTATATGGAACTTTATCTAGTTTAGGTAGAGATATTAACAGATTATTCTTAACTGATTTATCTTCACTCTCAAAATACAATCACACCTCCTCTTACAATAATATTAGTGCAAGTTGGAGTGGTAATTTATTTAACGGAGATATAGTTTATCCTCTAGCAGATTATGGTAGTGGCTATCAATATACATCAGGACAATATGAATTGTTTGGTATAGATGATACAAATGGTGCATTAACAATACAAAACTTTAAGCCTGCAATCAGAGTTAAACCTGTATTAGATGCAATCTTTACAGAGGCAGGATATACATACTCATCATCATT